AGTTGGAGAAGATTTTCCACAACTTCATACTCTTTTTGGTGATCAATATGAAACCATGTTTGAAGAGATTGATCGTATCTCTGAACACATGAGATTTCTAAATGTAAAACCACTCAATAGTCTAGAGAGAGTTGTAGAAGTTTCCAAAGTCAAAACTGGACAAAGTACAACAGATTGCCATAAAATGGTAAAAGATCTGTTAAAATCAAATCAAGATCTCTGTGATCTATTCACTGAAGTTGCCGAGGAAGCAGATGCTCAGAAGTCCAGAGCAACTTCAAATCTTGCAGATGATCTGAATGAGTCACATGGTAAGTTTGTTTGGATGTTGAGATCTTATCTTGAGTCATCTCCTGGATTAAAGGAAGAAACTAATGAAGAAACTGAGGAAGAAATTATTCTAGAAACTGAAGAAGAAACAACTGAAGATTAATTTAAGGTATTGAACAATGTTAAAAGTAAGATGTAAGGTGTGTAACACCGAGTTGGAGTCGCATCCAACAAAATCAGTATGTTGTGGATGTGATAATATGACACTTGTAAAGGGAGACACTATCACTGCTGTTGACCTAAATCAAGTTGTTATGTTAAACTCAATAAAGGAAAACAAGAAAGATAGTCTATTCAGTCCATCTGAACTTGCTTTCCAAGAGTCCAGACGAGCTCGCAAAGTTCGTAAACTGGATTTTGAAATCCGATAGGAGGATTGGCAGAGTTAGGTTTAATGCAGGGGATTGCTAATCCCCCGATGTACTTTAAGTGCATCCGTTGGTTCAAATCCAACATCCTCCGTTGGAAAGGTGGTCGAGTGGTTTATGGCACCGGTCTTGAAAACCGGCGAGGTTAGTAGCCTCCGTGGGTTCAAATCCCACCCTTTCCGTTTAGAATTACTACAAATTTAATTATTGCTTAATGAGTGTTACGAGTTGAACACATAAGGTTGCCGTTGAGGCTTCCGTGATTAGTATATAATTATGTACAACTCAATATTCATATGGACGACCACACCTACTTGAATTGGGTGAAGATCAAGGCTACTTTTGAAGCCTCTGGTAATACGGACAATATGTTTTATAAAAGGGCATGTGAGATCGTCAAAACAAAAAAAGATCCTCTAGCAAAGTTTCTTGGAGATAAAGATGACTACAACTCATGACTGGAGATTTAAAGATGAAGCCTTTCAAAAAAGGGCATATCTTCTGAGTTCTTTGGTTAGAGTTGGAATCGTAATTACTCAGGATGTTTATGAGTTTTGTGATTTTACTTTGAGTCAGGGATGGAATCCCCCTTCAGATGAAAATGAATGTGACAATCAAACTTTGGATATGTATCGCCGTTATCTAAGGGAGGTTAAAAATGGATAGAGAACATGATGAATTAGTAAGTCGTTCTGAAGTTCAGGAGATGATTGATGCTGCTATACGAAGGCACAATAGGAATGCTTCCATTATTTCTATGTGTGTTGGTTGGGTGGTTCTTGCTTTATTTGCTGAAGGACTTCTCCGACTAGTTGGTGTTATTCCTCCTCTACTACCATGGCTAAACATTACCTTGAAATAATTGGAATTGTTTTCCTTTTAGTATTTGCCGCCACGATGTTTTATCAAGGCACCTGTATTATAAAAGGTCAAAGAGGTTACTCCCTCCGAGATTATATGAATCAGGAAAGTACAAACATGCGTAAAAGAATAGAAGAACTACTCAAAGATAAATGATTGTTCTAACAGAAGAAGACTTAAAAGAATTACAAGAAAGAGTTCTACAACAAAAAATGAATGAACTTTTTGAAGAACCATCTACTTATGAAGACGATGACGAATATGGAATGGGTGGAGTTTATTAATCTTGTTTCAAGAGAACTCTATCTTTTGATAGCATTTATGTGTGGATTAATTATCGGATACATAGTTGGATTCAGAAGCGGGGGAGGATAATGACTAAATTAACTTTTTCCACGGTTTGTATATTTGGATCAATTGGATTGTTTGTTATTTGGGGACTAAACAACGCTTATCCGCAATAGGAGATAGTATATGAAGATTTTTTTGGACACAGCTGATGTTTCTTTTATTCAACCAGCCTACGAGACAGGGTTAATTGATGGAGTCACTACAAACCCATCACTCATTCTCAAAAGCGGTAGACAACTTCTAGAAGTAATTGATGAGCTTTCAAAGTTTGAAAACTTGCAAAGCATCTCAGCAGAAGTTGTTGCAGACACCGCAGAAGAAATGCTTTCAGAAGCAAGGAAATTTTATTCAATCGCACCTGCAGTCACCATTAAGGTTCCCTGCACGGTAGAAGGACTTAAGGCTTGTAAGTTTCTTTCCGATAAAGGAATTCAAACCAATGTAACTTTGGTGTTCTCTGTTGCACAAGCAATCCTTGCATCCAAAGCAGGCGCAACATTCATCTCTCCTTTTGTAGGAAGATGGATGGACAACTCAATTGATGGTGTTGAGATAATCAAAAACATTCGCAAAACATTTGATTATTCTGGAACATCTACACAGATTCTTGCCGCATCTATTCGTGATGTAAGACAAGTAGAACAGGCTGCACTCAATGGTGCAGATGTGGTTACAATTCCACCAGTTGTTTTCTGGGGAATGTACAAGAACATCTTGACTGATAAGGGTCTGGATCTTTTCCAGAAGGACTGGGAAGAAGTGTTGAATTCTGTGGATAAGAAGTGAAAAACATTGTAATCTTCGGTGCAACAGGAGACTTGTGCCGCAGAAAACTCATACCAGCACTTTATACTCTTCATAAGAAAAATCTTTTACCAAAGGGATTGAAGATTATTGGTGCTTCCAGAACCAATCACTCTAAAGAGAGTTGGGTGGAAGTATTGGGAAGTTATTCTCAAGAGTTTATTAAGAGACTTGAATATGTTCCTTGCGATTTGAGTGATTCCGAATCTCTTAAGTTACTAGATTCATCTGAAGATACAACTTATTTTCTTTCTGTTCCACCAGAAAGATATGCTGACGCTATTACAAACCTAAAAGAAGCAGGTAAGTTAGATGACGCAGAAAAATCAAGAGTCATTATTGAAAAACCTTTTGGCACCGATCTTCAATCTGCTAATTATCTACAATCTGTGGTGGCTGGATATCTACGCGAGAAACAAGTATATCGCATTGACCATTATCTCGGTAAAGATACTGTTAATAATATCCTTGCCACCCGCTTTAGCAATATATTATTGGAGCCACTTTGGAACAGGAATTTCGTAGAAGAAGTTCAGATCTTTGCAACTGAAACAATCGGTTGTGAAGGTCGTGCCCAATATTATGATACTGCTGGTGCCGTAAGAGATATGCTTCAGAATCATATGCTTCAGGTGCTTGCATTGATTGCAATGGAACCTCCTTGTAGGAATGATGCAAAAGAAATTCGTAGAGAGAAGGTCAAAGTTCTTGCTGCAACAAGGTTGGGCGATAATGTAGTTCTTGGACAATATGATGGATATAAAGGTGAAGATGGTGTGAAACCAGATTCACAGACTCCAACTTTTGTTGCGGGTGATTTGTATATTGATAACTGGAGATGGAAGGGTGTTCCTTTTTACTTTATGACGGGTAAGAAGATGCCTGTAAATTGTGTTGAGGTTGTGATTAAATTCAAGTCACCTCCACAACAATTATTTGAGGGACATGAGTGTAATGACCGAATTGTAATGAGACTGCAACCAGATCCCCATCTGGATATGCGTATTGACATTAAATCTCCTGGACTAAATGATATGGTAGAACCCGCAATTCTTCAGTATCATTATCCTGTAGAAAAAGCAATTGATGGTTATGTGAAACTATTTTATGATGCAATCAATGAAGATCAATCACACTTTGTTCATGCGGATGAAGTGTTGGAGTCTTGGAGAATTGTTGATGATCTCCTATGCACTGGGGATCAATGTCGTATTATGACACTACCATATCTTTATAATGAAGGTGTTTGGGGGCCTTTATCTAAAACAGAACTTATTACGAAGTGGGATTATCCACTCAAACTCAAATAGGAGAGAGTTATGAAAGTAGGATTAATCGGTTTAGGACGGATGGGAGAAGGAATGTCTCGCCGCATGATGAAAGCTGGAATCGAAGTTTGGGGTTATAGGAGGAATTATGAAAAGGCTCAGGAAGCTTATGAAAAGGGATTTGTTAATGGAGTTACAACTTCTATACAAGGCCTTGTTCAAGTAGTTAAACAAAAGAATACTGGTGGAACTCAACCAGGAATCTTTCAAATGGTTGTACCTGCAGAAACAGTAGAGGAGACGATTAATGAGTTACTACGATATTGTGGTGAAGGAGATATTATTATTGATCATGGCAATAGCAATTTTAAAGACAGTCGGAAGAGAGCAGAACGTCTGGCAAAGATGGGTATCCAATATATTGATTGTGGCACTAGCGGTGGTGTTTATGGTTTGGATCGTGGATACTGTCTTATGGTTGGAGGTGGAGATACTGCAGTCGCCACTTGTTCGCGCATTTTTAATGCCCTCTCTCCAGGAATCGACGCTGCCCCCAGGACTCAATTTGACTCAGACATAACTTCTGCAGAACATGGTTGGTTGCATTGTGGTGGTCCGGGTGCAGGACATTTCGTGAAGATGGTTCACAATGGTATTGAGTATGGTATAATGCAGGCGTATGCAGAAGGATTTAACATCATTAAGAACGCCAATGCAGGTGCCCAGTATGTCAGAGAAGGAGATGCAGAGGTCGCCCCAATGACAGACCCAGAAAGTTATTGTTATGATATTGATGTTGCTGAGGTGGCTGAGTTATGGCGTCGTGGTAGCGTTGTTGGTTCTTGGTTACTCGATCTTACTGCTGATGTGTTACGCGGCAATAGTGAGCTTAAACAGTTCTCTGGAGGTGTATCCGACAGCGGTGAGGGTCGTTGGACGGTTACTGCCGCTGTGGATCTGGGGGTTCCCGCTCCTGTCATCACCACTGCGCTTTATGAAAGATTTAATTCACGCAATCTGGGCACTTTCGCAGCCAAAATTCTAAATGGTATGCGTTATATGTTCGGCGGCCACCATGTAAGATAAAGGAGTTTTCCAATGGATAGATTCAAAGATTTTTCAGAGTACGAACTGAAACTTTTGGCGGATGCTGTATGGATGAGACAGAGATGTTTCATCGCAGGAGACCGTAGGTTCAGGGAGTATGGGGTTATTCTGGATGAGATTCGTGAAAGAATCAATTATGTACCAGGAGTCTTTGCATGAAAAAGTTCAACGATATAGTTCTAACAGTCACGATATCCATCATTGACTTTCTGTATCGTGACCTACCCATACAAAGATTCTGGGTTCTGGAAACAATTGCCAGAGCACCATACTTTGCTTTCGTTAGTGTGTTACATCTCAAAGAATCATTAGGACTTAGAGACTTATCACACTACTACTTAATGAAAGAACACTTTGCACAAACACTCAATGAAACCGAACACCTCATCGAAATGGAGCATCGTGGCGGAGCAGATCGCTGGGTTGATCGCTTTTTCGCTTATCATTTGGTTCTCATCTATTATTGGATTCTGGTGGGTTATTATTTTATTGCTCCCGTTTCTGCTTATCACTTGAACGCAGGTATTGAGTATCATGCCACAGAGACATACTTAGATTACTTCTGGGATCATCCAGAAGATACCAAGATCGGTGAGATTGCCGCAGATGAAATGAATCATTATATTGAACTCTCAAGAGCCATGGGAATGATCTGATGTTATTGGGAAAACTATTATTATTCGCTTCAGTTCCTTTCGTATTAGTAACCTTGTACTTTGGAACTCGTGGTGGATATTACGACTCTGACGATTATAAAGGAAACGGCACAGCACACTGATGACACACTTTGCAAGGTGGGTTCTTGAAAACCCTTATACATTAGGTATTATTGGTTATCTTTTGATTGTGCTGCCTATTATGGGAATCTGGGCAATTCACAAATACAACTGGCAACACTGGCAACCATTTGACAAGAAGGATCATTAGTGTTACTATATACTAGTAATCGGGCATTAGCGCAGTTTGGTAGCGCGCCTGCTTTGGGAGCAGGATGTCGG